CTCTTGTAAGAGAAATCCACTTAAAGCTTGAATTGGAGTTTCTATACCACCACCTTTGTGGTTTTGTAAGAAAAAGTTTAATAAAAAATTGTAAGAATATTGAGGAAGTTGTTCTGCTTGAAGTTGATACAATTGATAATCACGCATCAATTCTTCAAGGGACTTTGTTCCTTCATTAATTAGTAAATATTCTTGCCAACTTAACTGATTCATTAATGTATGTGTTTCACCTCATGTTCTTCCCAACCTTTAGTTGGTTTAACATTAGGAAAATCAAAACATCTCCATTTTTTAGATTTTTCAAAATATATATGTTTTACCATATCATTTGGAACATGTCCTCCTGTTGGTAAAATTTTATGGTCATTCTTAAATACCAATTCAACAGTTACGGTTAAATTTTCAGAATCATCCCAAACTCTTTCCTTTTCTTCTAACAATCTCCATTCACCACGATTTAAATATTGGTCTTGTAAAGCACAGTTTAGATACGAGAAAGTTAATTTTAAATTTTCCATCGTATCGGAATAAGTTGCTGCTGGAGCAAGATGTCCTTTATCGTAAATGTTTCTGTAATAATCTTTTGAATCAGAAGTATGAACAGTTTTTTCGGTATAAAAATCCATTGAACCTCTATCTACACCTTTTGGTCGGTTGGTTGAGGTATAAACCAATTTCATAGGTTGTTCATAAACCTCATTATACCAAACCTTATAAACTTTATTTTCAATATAAACTTCACTTCTTTTAGGTTGTTGAGCAAAAAGTTCATCTTTAGCACATCCACTAAAAATAACCAACACAAATAACAAATTCAATATTCTCATTTTCATTCTTTCTTTAGATTAATCCTTAATATATAAATATTAAAGTTTTCCATAATCCGAACCCCAATCTGCTTTTACGGGAAATCCAAAAGATTCGAGAACGGATTTAACACCTTTAATAGTTTCTATTTCAGTATTGTCGAACTGATATAAAAAGGAATCGTATGTATAAAGAATTGGAAGTGGCAACCCCCCTTCCTTCATTTTCTTCATTACCTCAATATTAAATTCAGTTTCCATTGATTGTAGTAAGTAGTTAAATACTTTTTGAGCATTTGGTTCTTCTACATAACTTAAAGGTATTCTTCGCTTGGGTGTTTGAATAAATCCTGTACTTTGAGTGGTTTTCCAAAAGGTTTGAATAAAATCATCTACATTACTAAAAAAAGGTATCGCTTTATCTTCTTCACTCACTCCCCCATAAAGAATTCTAAATGTTCTTCCTTTAGAATCATCATACTCACACCCATATTGGTCTGCTAACCATTGGTGAACGGATGTTTTGGGTAAATCATACCCAATCAACTTACCGATGATACGAACGTGATAAGCATCGTAATCGAATTGTAAAAACAACTTACCTGGTTTGGGTATAAAGACATCTCGTGTTCCATCCTTTTTATTCAAGGCAGAGAAATTGATACCCCCATGTCTATTGGAAGGTCTTGATGTTATGGTATATGGATTGTATTCGGTATAGACAATATCATTGTTTAGATTCTTTGAAGAAGCAGGCCATCTATCAATAAATTTTTTCGTATCGACATGAATACCCGTTCGTTCGGACTCTGAAAGAAGAGGAATCATCGTATCATCAATCCATTCATTTGTTTTATCCAAGTTCCATTCACCAACAATACCTTTTAGAACCTCACCCCACTTCATTATAGGAATACTTTTACCCAAATCATCACGTAATCCCAATCGAGTATAAAAGTTCGTTAGCGGTTCTAATTTATCACCGAACGGATATATTTGATTTTGGTCAAAGAATAGTGAGGATTGGACATCTTTAATATTTTGAATTTGAATATTCGTTTGTAAAAATCCTTTCTTATTCCAAATCCACTTTGATTGAGTTGATTGAGATAAATCAATAGTTGGAGTTTGACAATCGTTGTGGTGAAAAGGAATAATAAAATCATCACCACCAATATAAACGTAAAGAAAAGACAAACTATTATTCATAGGATGTCTTTCCAAATCTTCCCAAATCGGAATAATGATTGACCGTTCGTTATTCCACTTGGTTAGAAAATCTTGTATTTCTTGTTGATTCTCTACTATTGTCATTAGGACATTAATTCATCTAAATCAATATTGTATTTTTCTTTTAGTTGGAATAAGGTAGTTCTGATTTCATCTGCAACTCGTACTTCTTCTTCGGTTGCAGTATCGGGTGCATGTTTAGTTCTACTTCGTAACTCTTTATCTAAATCCCAAAGTAATAAACATAAATCTAATGATTTCAAACATCTCTTATGTGCTTCTCTATCATCAAAATCATCTAAATCAAAAGTTAGTTTTGCTTTCATCTGTATTTTCTTATTATCTCAAATGTTCGTTTTAAATCCGAATCCAAATGTGGTTCTTGTCCTAATCGAACAGGATACCATGCAACTGTGTAACCATGGTTTGCATTATAGTCTTCTGGTTTAACCCTATTACCGTTTACCTTGTTTAAATATATCCAAGGTATATTACCTACTAACTCAAGTTCAATACCTATTTTCTTGAGTCTATTTACAAAGATGTCTATTTCGTTCATGATTTATAATTTTATACAAAGATACTAAAAAGTTTTGAGATATACAAATTATTCATCTAATTTATCCAATAGTATATTCGCAACCTCAATAGAGATTTCGTTTTTATTATATAGTTCCCAAATTAGTTTTCTCATAATCTTTTCTTTTTTACACCCTTTTTATGTTTGATGTATTCTTCTCTCATCACATTAAGGAACTCTGCCTCATCTTCATAGTAGTAACCTTTCTTTTCAATTTTGGTTATTAATTCTCTAACTTGAAATGTAATATTAAGTTCTACTTCTGATTGCCATGGTTCTTTTGCCAACCAACTATCCATTTCTTTTAGAAACTTTAGCTGTTCTTTGGTTACGAAAGTTGCATTGTTTCTCATACTACCAAATTTCGAATCCTCCACATTCTCTTAAAAAGGAAATAAATCTTTGTAAATGTTTTTTATCAACTGAATGAGAAGATTTAACCACAGTCCCATCATCCAATACCAAAGGAGATGTAAGGAGTTGTCCTTCCCATTCTTCGTTAAGTTTTTCGGTTTGGTCTGAAGAAATGAACGTACCATCTAAAGTAGTCCAACTACCCATACAAAGTTGTAATTCATCTACATCTTCTACATCAAAAAAATCTTTACCAATTTCTTCAAGGGCATCGGCAAGTTTATTACAATCTTCTTGTGTTTCTAATCCAGCTCCATCATTTGAACCCCATAGTGAAAGGTCGAGATTGAGTCCTCTTATATCATTTACCATTTCCGATAACATTACAATAGGTCGCCATCCCCACCAATTGGAACGAAAATAATCGCCAGGATTTAATTGTTTAAATTCATCATCTAATTTAAAAAATTCTTGTTTTGCAATATCAGAAAGTTCTGACCAATTATCAGGCCATTGTGGTTTTTCTGAACGAATGATTGGGTTTTTACCCGAAATATCTACTCCCATATTTTATATTTTAAATGTTATTTATTAAGTGTATTGAGAAAGTAGTTCATATACTTTTTCATCCAATGGAGCCACTCCAAATTGAGCATCTCTTAATTTCAACCATTCAGATACTTCCATTTTAAATGTTTTTGTTTTCATGTGAATGGTAATACTAACTTCTATCATACTTTTAAATTTTACTTCTATCTACTGTCTTTGACCAATTGTCAATATATTCTATTTCATCTGCAACGAGTTTATCCCATTCTTCACGAGTAAATCCCATTTGTTCTAATTCTATATCAGTCATCATAATATTAGGCAACTTCCATTAATTCTTCTTGAGTATAACCAAGTGAAACAAGTTCTTTTTCTAACTCAACCATATACTTGGTAAGTTTTTCAAGAGTTCCTTTTTTCCAATATGATTTATTATGATTAACAAACTTTTCCCATGTAGTATTACCATTAGAAGGATTGTTGTATTTACTTTCATCGTAGTTTTTCCACTCACCCAACCAATACTCAACTGAATCCCATTGTGGTTTGTTACTTACAAAAACATAAGAAGGGAAATATTTGAATTTAGTTCCATTATCAGATTGAATTTTGTCATCTCTGAACTCATAGATATCATACATACCATCAAAACTACCTGCCTTGAAGTTGTTGGCAAAGTTTTGAATGTCTTGGTAAATACTCAAAGGAGTAGTAGAACCATTTTTACTCCACACATTCACATCTACCGATGAACCTCCACTATATACTGATGAAGTAGACCATACGGTGATTCGGTTACCATACTTTTGTTTTACATATTGTTTGATAATAGAAGCAGTGTGTTTAGCTCCCATGTGGATAAAAGTTTCATCGTTATTATATCTATCTTTTTGAATTGCATTAGAAGGTAATTCAAAAGTCATTCCGTTAAACTGAAACTTGATTTTTTTAGTGTTTTTCATAATTAGGGTTTTTAAGTTTTAATGTTTTTTATCTCTCTCAATCTTACATAGTAAATATACGAAGATTTTTTTGACTTTCCAAATAAAAAATGTTAAAGTTTTGTTAAAGTTATTAACAACCCATTTCCATTCTTTCTACTCTATTGTGATGGTCAGCCTCTGAATACTCCACTACTGAAAGTGATGGAGTAAACTTGGTCATATATTTACCACCATTGGTGTAATTACCAATCACTCTATCAATAAAATGTTTAATCATAAAGGTCATATCTGAAGAACCAAATCCTTCATCTTCATCCCAATCTTCAGTCCATTCTTCTGCGACTTCTAATGCAGTTTCTAATAAATCCCATTGTGGAATTTCTTCATCACGAACCATTTCGTTGAAACCAACGATATGACCTTTGGTGCGGAAAACTAAATCTTGTGGGTGAACTAAATATCTCATAATTTAAGGGTTTTAAGGTTTTTTATCTCTCTCAATCTTACATACTAAATGTACGAAAGATTTTTGGTATTTCCAAATAAAAAGTGTTAAAGTTTTGTTAAAATATTTGAGTTATACTTTGACCGTTAGCCTCAATATGTTCGTTGATGAGTTTTACAATATCCTCAACTCGTCTGTAATCTTCTTTTGGAAGGATTAGGGCCTTGGTTAGAAGTTCATCGTAAAGATAACCATCCCAAATACCACATAACATATTTTCAAGGTCTGAATGAACTTCTTTTTGAGTTTCCCAAATGTAGTTAGTTACATTTCGAATAGTGGTAGAGTGCCAATCCATTAAAAATGCATCAAATAATTCGTGTCTGTTAAATCTTTTATAGTTCATAGTTTACGTGTTTAATTAACTCTCATTTACAAAGTAAATATACAAAAAAAAGTTGGTATATCCAAATGATTTACCAACTTTTTATGTTAAAATTTTGTTAAAGTTTTGAGTTATTCACCCCAATGTTTTTTACGTAGTTCGTAAATATCAATCGGTTCACGTTTCATATGTTCACCTTGTCTAAAAGTTGCTCCTTGCTTCAAATATCCACCCAAATAGTTTCTTCTCATTCTATTTGAATTATTTGGCTCAGACCCATGTACACAATGAGAATGTAAAAGAACCATATCTCCTTTTTGAGTATATCCTTCTATTTTTCTAAATCCATGACCCTCTGGCATAATACAAGGTTTACCTCTTTCGTTTGACCAAAATTTAGGATTTGTTTTTGCACGTTCTTCATCAATTTCAATAGGAAGTTTGCCAAGATTATGAGACCCCTCATAATTCCAAACTGCACCATTTTCTTTATCATGATTATCTAATGCAAGAGCCATATTAACAACTTCATTTCTACCACAGCCGGTATAAAATACGTTTTGATGCTGGTCTCTACCCAATTGCCCTGGTGGTTTAAAGTATGCCCAAGATTGAGTCCCAAGAACTTTACCATCCATTAAAAATTCACATGCCTCAATTATTTTAGGATGAACAAATAATTTCTCTAATTTATCAGATAATTTATGTGGATATGCAAATGGGTCCCATTCTCCCCATTCTTCGCCATTTTCTTTAGTAGTAAGTTGTCTTTCTTGACGAAGTTTTTCAAGTTCATCATTAATCTCATCACACTCCTCTTCAGTTAAAAGACGTAATGTGGTGAATCCTCTATACCTCCAATCGAAGGTCATTTGTTGGATTTCTTCTTGTGTAAGATGCTTATATGCCATATATAACTTATTTAGTTTGTATATAAATATATACTATTTGTGAAATTGTAATAAATTTGGTAAATATAATTTTAAATTAGGCATAGAATCTTCTACCAACTTTATTGAAAGTCTATTTGATTCTTGAACTGATTTATATTTTATGTTTCCATTAGAATCATATATTGGTTCTATATTTCCCGAAATTCTCCATCGTATAGAAACAACTGTATAAAATTTATTACTATTAATGTTGGAATAGTTTGAAGAATCTATTTCTAAAATAGGACCATTTTTATCATTAGTACGCTGACAGAAATATCTAACGATGAAACCGTTTTTATAATCATCCTCCGTTGGTGTTGGAACAGATGTTTTTATTTTAGGTTCCATGAACTTATATAGACCGTTTGCTATTTGTTTATATCTATCTACACTCATTCTTCAATTCCTGTTGTATTTCGTATCTGTGATTCAACTTGAGTAAACCAACCATTACTATCTAATGTGTGGTTTATTCTCATTATTTGAAATATCCTATCACTATATTTTTTTGGTAAATCCTGTATTTTAAATACATCCCCAACTTTTAATCCACTAACACCATGAATAGTAAAATTGAAAAAGATTGGAAGAATAATTGAATTTTGAGTAATTCCTTTATAATCACCCCCAACAAATATACCATCATCCATTTGTTGAATCATTTTTAACAAAGATGGGTCATTATAAGTACCTACTATAAGTAAATCATTTAAAGTGTTGGCATTAGTATCTATAAAATCAAACCAATTCACAACTGCATCAGTATTTCCTTTTACATTTTGTATTTTTGGAAATATACCAGCAGTTTGAGTAAATAATTCAAGATTTTTCTTTTTATTCTCTTTTATAATATCTGCCGATGACTTTTCTTCTTGTTTTTCTTTTGGGTCTTTTTGAGCTTCTTCTGCATTTTTCTGCATTTTATTTAAAGCATCCAAAACAGGGTCAATTTCGTTTGTAAATAGACCTTCTCTCTCTAATAATATTTCTCTTGCCTCTGCATTTCCTTGGGTTGCTGCATTTCGCTGACCAACAATCATATTTTTCATTGCACCAGGAATGTCAATTTTTAATGAAGATTCGATGAAAGGAGTTTTTAGTCCTCTTGATTGAAATACAGATGTGATTCCTTTACTTGGAACACCACCAGTACCAATTTCTCTGATGTGAAGTTCCATTGAACCCTTTTCAGTTGATTTTATTGGTGCATCAGTATTTTCAGTTTTACCACTACTACATCTATCTACAATTTGAAATTCCCAATACATGTTTACTGCAGAAGAAACACCATTTAAAATTTCAAGAACTATATCTTTAATTACCAAACCCTTTCGGTCAATAACTTCTTTAAAGAAATCAAAATTTAAATATAAATCAGTCAACCAACCCCATTTGTAAGCAAAAAATTGTTGTTCCATTGATTCAGGTATCACTTCATTTAAATCATACCAAGTTATATCAACTTCTCTTGGAAAATATCGTTTTGTACTATCAGTTTCAGGATGACCATCGACTACTTTTTTTGGTTTTTGGGAGTTTCCTTCGCCTTCAAATTCTATAAAAGTAGATTTTATTTCTTTTGATGTCAATGCATCAATTAAACCAAAATCGGGTAAATTTCTATTAGGTATATATAATTTTGTTATATCAGTAGAAAACATATGTTTATGTGCCCTACATAGAGTATCATTTATAGATATTCTATTATTCATCATCACCGATTTGCCACAAGGACCTTCTACAACAGGTATTAAAGTTCCTTCTTGAACCGTATTTATAATTTCAAATGCCAAGTCCATACGAATGAATCGTTGGTCTGTTACTAAACTTACTCCTTCGGGTATTTCAGCAGTGGTTTCCTTACCATCTTGTTTTATTCTTGCTGTTGAATCATCAAAATCATCACGTAGTGATTCTCGTAGTCTTTCTTCCATGTTAATAAAATTAGCAGGGTCTGCCCATCTTGGGTCATCTACTAATTTTTTTATTTCAGGAATTTGTTTATGATTTGGTAAATCATTATACATTTGCATAAATAAAGCCTTACCAATATTCTGTTTACCTTGATTTCCAGTTCTGGCAGCATCTATTTGGTATCCGTAAAATTTATCACCTGTATAAATTTTGTACCTGTACTTATTGTTTTTACAAATCCCTTATGTGGTTGTAAATAAGCTGGAATTTCTCCTAATGAAGTTAATTCAATATTTACATTAAAAGTTTCACCATCTCCATATTCAATACCACCGCCTGTAATAAATCCTAATACAGCATCATAAGTTCCTTCTGAATCTTTTCTCTTTTTTAAGATTGTTTGAACATTATTATATTCTGCTATATCACATACACTTAATCCGCATTTTTGGTTATACGATTTTTGTGAATTCCAACCCCATTCTACTAAAACTGTGTATCCTGGTTCTAAAAAGTGTTTAATTACTGACTCACATTGTCCAATCGTATAACAAACAATAGTAAATGTGGTTTTTCTTGATAATCCCTGTGCACCGTTTTGTATAGAAACATTCTCTATTGTTGGAGAAGGTCTGAATCCTCTAACTGAATATTCTTCTAAATAATCTTTGCCACTAAAATCAATACCAATTCTACCAGCACGAGTTGAGTTTCCATATCTTTGTGAGAATGAATCGTTTTTTGGAATAGATTCAATAACCAATCCTCTACCTACTGCAGATAAAGTACGCATCCATGGAATTAAATCAGATGCCAGACGATTGTTACCGGCTTTACTGTTAATAACCCCATTTGTAGTGGAATCTATATTTGATAATTGTGGAAATGTATTTACCATTTGTTATTTTTCAAAATCAGATATTACTTTCTGATAATTATATGGGATTCTCAAAATCGTTCCATCGGGGACTGCGAAAGGTGCATCATGTAAATTATTTGCAGATGCAATAATCCACCATAGAGATGTATCACCAAGAAATTGAAAAGCAAGAGTGTCTAATCTATCACCCCCTTGGGTAACGATGTAAGTATCTTGGTCTGATTTTGGTATTCTTGGATATATTTTTGATTTATATACCTGTCTACCATCAGCCAATTTTTTTACCTCATTGTTTTTATATCTACTTGCCATATTTTATAATTAACCATTTTTTATATATTTATAAGGTATTTGGAATAGTTGTCCATGTATATCTATTCCAAACCAGTCTTTTTTATGTAATGCATGAATCTGACAATATAAATCATTTACATTATCTGATGCATGTCGGTAAGAGAATGGTGGATTTTTAGTTGGCTCAACATCAAATTTAGCACCACGCATAATAAACATTGCCTGTTTTATATTACAATTAAATTTATCTTGAATTTTAGATATAGCATCATTTGGTCCTCTAAAATTAGGGTCTATTGCATTATCTTTTATACTTGATTGAGTTGCAACTGGACTTGGTGCTCCCAAAGTTTCTGCTTCAGGTGTTTTTGGTTCTTCTTTTCCTGTTTTTAAATTAACATTAGGTGTAAATGGTATACTAGGTTTAGTTAATACAACACCTTTAGTATCCATTTTAGGTATTGCATCAAGTTTTTCTACACTTCCATTTGAGCTAACTCGAGAGTTTGTACTAAAATTAGATGCTTCTCTATCCTGATTTAACGCTTTAGAACCTTCTTTAGAAAGTTTATAACCATATGGTTTATATTGAGCACCATCAGATTCAATAAATTTAAATGTTAATGCAACATCAATAAATTTTGGAAGATATCCAACTGCACTATCAGTTTCCCACGTTGAATTGTCAGGTATGGTGTAACTTAAACTTTCTATAAATGCAACTTTAGAATTATATATATCACCTATTCTAAATGATATAATTGGAGCATTCATCAACTTTTCTTTGTTAATAAACGGATATGTAAGTTGAGTTAATTTTGTAATTTTTTCCCAATTTATTGCCAATTCATATGGACTCATACAGTAAATTTTTAAATTAAAAGAAACGTTTCTTTCTACTCCTGTATATGTGTAAAAATTATATGGATTACCAACAAATTTATTAGTATTCCAAGATGGAGAAACGGTTTCGGTTAAACCACTAATCAATGTTCTGAAAAATATAGGTTTGTCACTTAAACCAACATGAGAAATCCAAAATGGGATTAAATCTTTATTTTCAACATCCTCTTTTTTATATTCATCACTTGGTGATAGTTGATTTATAAAATCGCTTTTATTACTTATTCCATATTTTCTTTCTAATGATTTTTCCAATATTGGAGATTCTTCTCCGGATATTCCACTATAAGGTGACAATGGGTCATATGCAGACTGTTCTTTATTCCAAATAGGATTTCCATTTTTATCATTTACTGCTTCAAATGCATATTCAGTTTTACCAAATCTACCTAAACTATCTTTTCTTTTTACACCATTAACAGGAGAAACAAGTGATAAGTCAATTCCTTTAAATTCTGCAGCATCACCACCTTCTTTTTTGTAATCACGATTGTCTTTTAATACTTTTGAATATTTGTTGGTATCATTATAATTAGTTTGAATTTTTTCACCAACAGCATCTCCAATAGTTTGGCCACCTCCAAATAAATCACCCCTTAATTTATCTTTTGCTAAACCAATCCCATTTCCAAGAGCTTGTTTTCCAATAGTAGCAGGATTTCCACCTCCACTATCTTTTAAAAACTTACCAAGACCAGTTCCATTTGCACCTACGATATCTTCAGTAATTGGGTCTGATGATGTTAATTCCTTTTTACCTGATAATTCTATAATTTTATCAGTAACTCTTGAAGGTATTTGTGTTTGGGGAATACCAAGTTTAGAATTAACAAAATCTCGTGCCTGATTGATTTTACCTCCAATTAAACCTCCACCTGCGTCAGAACCACCAGTTGCAGATTTCATATCTTCTAATAGTGGAGTACTTCTTTGGACAATACGAATTGCCTCATTACCATAGATAAGAGGATTGTTTAGTTCTACGAGTGATTTAGAACGTATTCCATTACGCTCTTGTTCAGCAAGTGTATCCTTATCAGGTTTTACCAATTTGTCTTGTGTAGACCCTTTAAATAGTTCTAATATAGTCTTTGCCATTATGCGTTATTCAAACTAAATTTATTAACGGAGTTTTTTTCACTTGTTGAAACTACCAATCCTGTAACTTTTTCTCTATCTAAATAAACATCTTTTGCAGCTTTTGTAACCTGAATAAGTTCATCCATTTTAGATAACATTTGGGTATTATATTCTGATAATGAACCTTGTTCAATAGCACCCGTTTCTTCTTCATCTCCAAAAGCATTAAATAAGAATCCTAATCCAGCCCCAACTGCACCCAATCCCAACATTACGGGTAATGCTGCAATTCCACCAATTGCCATTACACCAAGAGATGCACCCAATAAAGAAAATGCACCAGCTAAAGCAATCATTCCAGGTATAATAGATATCAATCCTATAAGTTGGTCGGAAAGACCACTCAACATTGAAAATCCATTTGCCATTTCTTGAATTGCTTTACCAAGAACCCAAATTGCACCAGCAATTACTAACATACTTGCTGCACCAATTAATACACCAGCTCCGATTGGAGACATCATAATAGCACCTAATCCAGCCATAGCAGCTCCTAATAAAAGCATACCGGCAGCAGCAACTCCTACTTCACCTAAACCTACACTTTTAAATTCTTGTAAAGCCTTTCCTAATATATAAACTGAACCGGCAACTAATACCATAGCAGCTGCACCTTTAAGTACAGCACTCATATTAATTTTACCCATAGATTGCATGATTCCACCTTTGCCAGCTGGATTTGGCATTGGACCATTTTGAACTGGATTCATTTGATTAGCTGCAGATGTAAATGGGATTCCATTACTAGGTACTGCTGCAGAAGCACCTCCAAATAATTTTTTAATTCCGGGTATTTTTTGAGCCATACCACTAACATTAAGTCCCATTTGTGCAAAATCGGCACCAACTTGAGCACTAGCAGTAATCATACCCCCTAATGATTTTAATGAAGTTCCTAAATATTTGTTAAGACCACCATCTATAAATTCACCAAGTTGAGAAAACTTTTCATTTATGACTCCACCAAGAGTTCCTGCCTGTTCTTGGTATTTTACCATTTTTTCAAGTTCTGCAACAGAAATTCCCAATAAGTCAGCAGTTTGTTCTCGTTGGAACACATCCATTCTGTTGAATGCATCAACACCACCAAGAGCATTTAAGGTTTCTTTTACTGATTCCTTTATTTTTCCTTCATATGCCAATGCACGAGCTCGGTTAAGGTTAACATTCCTACCCAACATTGCACCCAACTCTAATTCTTTTGTAATTGAAGTTTCAAAATCTAAAAGACCTCTTGATATACCACTCAAGGTTTTCATATTTACCCCAAGTTTTGCAGCATAACCAGCAGCTTCTAAAATATTTTTACCACCCTGTTTTCCAAATAAAGCAAATTCTTCAGCAGAAGCAGCAAGGTCTCCCATCAGCTGAGATGGTATAATGTTATTTTGTTTTGCAAATTCACGAGAAGTTGCAATCATATCAGATGCAACATCAGTAGAATTTCCATTTAATCGTGAAAATGAACCAACCAACGTGGCAGCTTCTGAATTGGATATACCCATATTCATTGCCATCAATCCAACATTTGTTTGTAATCCAAATGTTGCTCTATCAGTTGAACCTAATTCACTTGATAAGTTTTTAGCAGTTCCAACTGCATCTTCAAATATAAAAGATAAAATTCCTGCTTTTCTTGCAACACCATCGGTCTGAAAAAGGGTTGTTCCTAATTCTCTGTTTGCTTGACCAATCTTATCAACAACAAAGCCCATTCCAGTAACCACACCACCAAGTGCACCTTGAAGATTTCCATACAAAGTAATTGTAGTTTCAATAGTGCCCTGTATTGTATCTCGTATTCCGTCTAATATCTGATGTTGTTTATTAAGAAGATTCTGCTGTCTCTCGGTCAATGATGCAATCCCTGCTGCTCTCTGAAATTGAGCATCCAAATTCTGAACTATTTCATCAGTAATTCCCTCCATTCCAATTAAATCATACAATTGGTTTGAAATAGAGTCTTCTATGTGTCTTTTTGCAATAACATCTTCAGAGGATAGTGAAAGTAATTCTTGATTCAGAGATGCTATTGAATTTAAAGCATCATGGGTATCTGAATAAGAACCATCTATTGTATCTTGTAATGCAATTCTTTTTCTATCTAAATCTACTAAAGAAGCTTGTAATCCAGTTAACCCCTTTAATTTACCTTCTTGTTGTACTAATGCATCAACTGATTGTTTTTGAAGATTTAATCTCTCTCTAATTTGCTCATTACCTTCTTTGAGAATAATTACTTGGTCTTTATACGCTTTTGATGCCTTTATGGCATTTCTTTCCAATCCCTCAGCAGAACCCAAAAGTCTATCCATTTCTGCTTTAGCAGCAGTAGTGGTTTCCTTTAATTTTTTTATTTCGTCAGCTGCAGCCATCTATTGGATATCCTATGAATATTTTTCTAAATCTGATTTTAATTCTTTTGCTAACTTTTCCAACTCGGTCATTTTTTTTATAAGTTGAGATGGTACTTGTTTATTTTTCTTTGCAGCTTCAATTGCTCTATTTGTAGTATTTGTTTTTAATCCATCAAAAAATGCACCAACAAATTTTGATGCAGATGATAATTCATTTATAGATTTTTTAGACATAGGAGTTTCCCCTTTATACAATTATACTAATATAAATATAAGGTATAAAAAAAGTGAGGAAATTTACTTCCTCACTCTAACATTTGGGCTTGAACTTGATTTTTTATTTACCTTATCATATTCTGCCTTTTCTTTCTTTTTTGCATCAAGAAGTTTATTAAAGTAAAATCGTCTCCAATGAATCGGCATCTGATAAACATCATTCCAAGTAAATCCATTTCCATAATTAATCATTTCCCAAATTTGGGTATGGAGTTGGATTGAGTAATCACTCGGTAGGGTAAAAAAACCCAACCCCGAAGGGTATATCAAGTGCCTCCGTCTCACCCGTAATATCTGAAGTAAAGTTAAACTTCAATTCTAAATCAGGAGTAAATTCTCTAACATATTCTCTCAATGCACGAGAATCTCTTGCAAGTAATCCGTTTTTTACCCAATTGTTAATGAATCCTCTATCGGTGTTTCCATCAACTTCCTGAATCATATATCTCAATCGAGTAGATACATCTTGTGAAACTACATTATCACCTTTAACCAAACGATTTAGGGCTTGGATTTCAGCATTAATATCAATCTCATCTTTATGGGTAAGTAATTTGAATTTAATTTTCTTTTTTGAAATTGGTAATTCAAAATCATACCTGTTATCACTTCTTAATTTATCTTCATCAATTTCTTTTATTTGAATTTTAGATAAATCAATAGTTGTCTTTTGTAATTCGCCACTAAATGGGTCTGTTACTTCTACGTTATAATCTGCTCCATAACCGAGAATTCTTGTTGCTAATAAAATTGCATTTTTATCACCTACAAAAATATCACCAACATCCAAACCTTTCTCAACAACGACAGATTCAAATAACTTATCAAGTACCACCCCCTTTCTTATCAAATTTTGTGAAGCAAGTATATCCTCCTCTTTAGCAGTCATATACTTAATTTCCACAGTCCCCTTTGATAACGGGTGTCCTTCAGGGTATAGTTTCCCTTTAGATGGAAGTTCAATCACTTCCGTTGGAAAATCATAATTGGTCATAAACTTTTATTTTAATTGTTTGTATATAAATATATAATTTAAAAAAAGTTGAAAAAAAAGAGTTCTCTTATTGAGAACTCTTTTGTATAATAAAATGGAGTAATGTATTAGTATTCCAAGATTGCGTAATCGTAAGCCAATGTCAATTCAATAGAAGCAGGGTCATTTGAAGACCAATCTAAATCACCAAAGTTTGCAGTGGTAATGAATGCACCTTTTAAAGTCCATTGTTCGATTTTATCACCAACTGGTCCTAACATATAGATTTGTAAATCTTTTTTGTAGAAGTCAGCATAACCATCTCTACCTGTTAGAGATTCATGTGATAAACGAACCCACTCCATTACTTGTTGAGCTCCACTCGGTACGATTGGGTCAAAAAGAGTGATGTTGATATCTTGCCACTCACCTTTACCTTTTAACTGTCTTTTAACGTTAATATGGTCAAGGGTAACCTTTTCAAACTGAATTGTAGGTCTGTTAGCGGTCTTTATAAGATATGATGCAATACCATCCACTTCCAAGATGAATCTGTTCTTCATCTTCGGTTCGAAGTTGGTGTAGAACATATCGTTAAATTCTAATACTTCTGCCATTTTGTTTATTCTCCTATTATACTAATAAATATAGTTTTTATACTTTTTTAAATTATGCGGTGAATGATGCACCAGTTGGTAAGATGTTGAAATCTAACACGATGAATTCAGCAGTTTTGGTTGGTTGTAAATAAATTTGGCCAGCCAAGATGTTTCTGTCGATTACATCAGGTGTATTGTTTGATTCATCCATTACTACGCGGAATGCATATAAACCTTGTCTTTGTTGGATTCCTTCTAAATAAGGATTCACTGTATTTAAGAATTTAGAACGAGTTTGTGATGTGTTTTGTTCGAATACCAAGTATCTTGAAGTAGATGCAATGTATTTCTTAACTTTAATCAACAATCTACGAACATTGATTCTATCTAACGCTGAAGCTCTATCTTGTAAGGTTTTCTGTCCGAAAGCAACGATACCCTCTCCTGGGAATTGTGCAATTGGGTTGATTTTTCCTTCATATAAGGTATCTCTTTCAGCATGAGTTAATCTGTTTAGAACAGAAACTGCTCCTACAATACCACCTCTATTCAAACCTGCAGGTGCAAACCATTCTGCTGCGACAGCATCATTGGCTGCATAGATTCCTGGCATCAATACTGATGGTGGAACTGAAGTTAGTTTATTTGTTCTTGAATCGATTGTTTTAACCCATGGGTAGTAAGTTCCAACATAGTTAGAATCTACTGCTTGTCCTTGTTCTACTGCTAAATCAATTGAATCATTATAATCTGTTACATCACCGATGAAGAATGCATCTTCACGAGATTCACACATATCAACTACTTTATCAAATACATAAGAATGTAATCTACGAACAACACCAGGTGCAGATACCAAGTTGATATCAAAATCATCAGGATTAGATACTGCATTGATTGCTTTTACATAGGCAACTGAACCACTTG